TCAAAGTTTCTCTAATTGGGAGTTTAAATTTAACTTGGCCTCTTTGGTAACATGCAAATAAATTTGTTCTAACATCTTAGAATTTTCATGACCAACTCTATCTTGAATAACATAGAACGGTACTCCTAAAGCAGCTAGCATTGAAACATGAGTGTGTCTAAATGTATGAGTGGATAATCTTTTGTCAATGCCTAGTTTATCTTTAGCATTTCTTAAAATTGTATTCAAAGAAGATATTTGATAAGGGGTTCCGTTAGCAGTTTGAAATAAAAAACCAGATTCGTATTTATCTAATTGTTTTTGGTAAATTTCAACTGCTTGTGATGATAAGTCTATATCTCTAATTCCAGCGGCAGTTTTAGTTGTATCTGTTTTGTGCTGTTCAGTAACACTAACTTTTTTATATTCTAATGTTCCAGTTACATGTACTACATATTGACTGTTAATATATTCAATATCATCCATATCTAACGCTAGAGCCTCACCAGCACGCATACCAGTTAAATATAGCCACTGAAAAATTGGAACATAATTAGGGTGCTTTTTTTGAATATAGTCAAAGAGTTTAGTTAACTCATCCTTTTCCAAAAATTTATCCTTTATTTTAGTACCATGATTAGATTTTTTAGGCGAAAGTTCAACTTTATCTAATGGATTATCTTTTAAATAATTTTGTTTTATAGCAAATTTAATAGCCTGATTTAGCTTACTTTTTATGATGGAAACATACTTAGATGATAAATCATGTTTGAATAGCAGCTCATCAAATGAACGACTTAAGATTGATGAATCAAGCTGAGATAACAAAGTATCTTTATTGATGACACCTAATAGGGTTTGGATATTTGCAACTGTTGCCAAATATGTGGTCCTTCTAACTTGCTGTTTATATATTGGAAACCATTCATCAAATAGATCAGCTAATGTTTTACCTTCAATAATATTATCACTGGCTAAAGCAGTTTTATTTCTTATTTTTTCATTAAGTAATCTCATAGCTTTATTTTGCGCTTGTTTTGAATTACTAGATAAAGTAATACTTACAATTTTTCTTTTTTGTGTATATGGATCTATATAACGTTCATAATATCTATAAGTATTATTTCTTTTTTGAAAATACACATTAATCATCTCCTTAGAATGTATGTTCTTTTTTAGTTCTAGTTAAACCCGTCGATTTTGACGGGTTATGTATAATTATTTCAAACCAGATTGTGTTTTAGAAGTTAAACTATCATTTGTAAATGTTAATGCGATTGTACCGCCTTTAGTACCAGTTATCCATGTTGCAGTAACATTTTTTTCACCACTAATAATCATTTCGTTTAAGCCATCAGGTTCACCATACTTACTTACAACATCATCATAAGAAGAACCATCTGCAAGATTGTTATAAGCATCTAGATCAAATTTAGGAGTACGTGAGAACTTGAAACCTGTTATATCTTTAGAAACAGTCTTATCATCATTGAATTGAACAGAGATGGATACACCACCTTTATCCCAAATATAATCTTTAACTTGTACACCTTGTACATCTTGTGTTGATGTTGTAGAAGGCTTACCTAAAGATTTTTCAACATCACTAAGAGTTGTTCCACCATCACCATGGCTCATTAAATCACCAACAACAATAGCATCAAATTTCTTTCTAAACTCAGTATTTTGGGAGATAGTCTTATCGTTTGAATTTGACTTACTCTCTGAGGTTGAAGATGTATCTGAACCAGATCCACCACCTATAGCTCCTCCAATAGCAAAAATAACTATAATAGCTAAAATCCAAAACCAAATTCTTTTATAGAATGGTTTCTTTTTGACGTAAACATTTCCGTTTTCGTCTTTAATTTTTTTTGACATAAATGTCAACTCCTCTTTATTTTCAGCTTTTAAAGACATCAGCATTTGGTCGTCTCAATCTAAAATACTATCAAAATCTAGCCAGTATAATATCCGATAACTTCTTCTTTTATAGCCTCATCTAAATATTTTGGAATACAATAGGAATCGATGAAATTATAGATATTAACATCTTCCTTTTCAGTTTCTCCACAATAAAAGGATGTCAGAAGCTTAACTGCCATTAAATTAGTTTGATATTCAATACCAGATTTATTTTTGAAAGACGTGTCATAGAAACATACGTCAGTTTCATCACCACGTAAAATATGTGCCATTTCATGAGCTAATTGAAACGTAAATTCAAACTTATTATGCCAGTTAGGGTTCATAACGATACATCTATGTTCAAAAGAAGCAGAGGGTGGAGTATATGGAGATAAATTTTCTAACCAAACAACTCTAATGTTCTCTTTATTGCAGATATTATATAAGTAATCTTTAATATCACTTCTCATAAGACCACCTCTATTTAATATCGTTTCTAGTTCCTCTCATAATGCGACGTATAAGTTCCAAGTCTTCTTTAGGAATTTGACGTCCTTCATATGTAAAAATAACATCATCATCATCAATATCAGCTGTTTTAGTATTATCATCTTTTTTATCAGGTCTACCTAATAAATAATCTGTTGTGACGTTGAAGTAGTCAGCTAAATCACTTAACGTATCAGCACCTGGAATTGCACGTTCTGTCTCCCATGCTCCAACTGTTTGTTGTGATACTCTCATAGCTTCAGCTAAATCCTTTTGTGTCATACGCTTATTTTTTCTCAATTCTTTAATATTATTTCCTAACATAAATTTCACCACCAATTTAATTATTATTTCTAATAGTATTTTACTATTTTTAGAAGTCTAATACTATCTATATTAGTAATTACTAAAATAAATAGAAAAATATTACAAAAAAGACTTGAAATACTAATTAAATTAGTATAGTATATACATATAAGGTTGATTGAGACCTTATGAATACTAAAGAAAGGAGAGAGTTATGAATGAGGTAATAAAAATAGTCTTAGCTATCTACTTCACATCAGATATATTCTTAAATCTATATAAGAAATATCTGGAAGTCGAAAAACTAAGACTAGAAAACAAAAAAACAAAATCAGAACTAAGATATAAACGAAAACATTAAAGTTCTGGTTAACCACAATGAAAGGGACTTGCCCCTTGATTTGTGGTACCCTCATCATAACATAATAATGATTATGAATACAGTATTATTATATGTAATCTTAGCAGTTGTAATTGTTAGCAAAATAATTGATTTTTATCTTGATAACAAAATCAAGAAATTAAAAAAAGAACAAGAACAACTAAAAAAAGAGCTCGATGAATTGAAGAAAAAATAAGGTTATTGTAAATAATCTAATATATTCTTCAATACGTTAAAAATCATTTTAGAACCTTCTACAGCACCGGGAAGTTGAGCGATATTATTAAATAAAGAAAATAAGAAGGTGAAAAATTTAAGATGATCAGTAGGTTTATTGCTTGGACTTTTATCTCTATTACTATCTGGGGATTCGTCGAACCTGTTATTAGACTCTTTGGAGGTTGGAGTCTGGTAGGTAATGTTTACAGTATCTATGTTGTAATTAATTACGGTTTTTGTATTATCTGTGTTTTTAATTCTAGGTTCTTTAATAAAATCAGAAGAATTTATATTCTTATTGTAAAGAGTTTTATCGATGTTTTTTGACAAAAGATCATTAACTTTATCAGGATTTTGAAGAGATTTGTTAATAACATCTTCTAACATTACTGGAATTCTAAAATCTGATTTATAGTAATTTGAAAAGTTAGATATGTCGATTGTGGGTATATTGATTTGAAATTTAGAATTTTTTTGTAAATATTTAGTATATTTTTTAAAGGGTAGATTTAGTATTTCATTAATATTTAATTGTATTTTTGATATTTCATATAATGATCGAAAATCATACATTTGTTTAATCAAACGATTTAAATTGTTTAATGGGTCAGTATAAGTTTTATTTATTGACTTAGTTATAGTTGCTAGTTGTTTAGAAGCTATTATTAGTGATTGATTTACTTGTGGATATAAGACATTGTTATCCATATAAATAAAAAACCTTCTTTCAAATTTTATATTTGTATAATTAATTTTACTACAATATATTGCAGTAATCAAACTTTATAACACTATATATAGGGTGGTGATAGGTGTGTGGGATCAGTTAGAAGAATTACTTAAATCCAAAAACATGACTAGATACAAATTAAGTAAATTAACAGGAATTAGACAAACAACTTTGCAAAGTTATAAAGATGGTGTTGAACCTTCATTTAAGAATATGTGTAAAATAGCAGATGCATTAGATGTTAGTTTAGATTACTTTAGAAAGAGAGATGATTAAAAATGGCTACAAAATTGAAAGTTTTGAGAGCTGAACATGATTTAACACAAGAAGATTTAGCTGAAATTTTAGGGACAAATCAAAAAGTAATATCCACTTGGGAAAGTGGTAAAAGCGTTCCTAGACCTGCTATGATGCAGAAAATAGAAGATTACTTCCATGTCCCAAAGGAAGAAATTTTTTTTGCAGCTTTTAACTATTTAAATTAGTTAAAAAGTGTAAAAATAGTAAAACAAACTAATTAAATTAGAAAAGACTGAACATGATGAATGATTTAAAAGTATTAGGAACTGAGAAAATTGGTAAATTTGAATTTACCGGAATTGAAGGTGGATTCGGAGAAAATAAAAAAGCAATGTTAGTTAAAGATATTGCTACTATCCACGACAGACCAGTTAAAGCAATTAATCAAGCAATTAACATGAACAGAGCAAGATTTAAAGATGGCATTGATGTTATTGATTTGAAAATTGAAAGTGGGTCAATCAAATTGACCGAGTTTTTTAATAGGCAACAAATAGCCAATTCCAACAACATCTACCTCCTTTCAGAACGAGGATACGCTAAATTACTCAAAATTCTTGAAGATGATAAAGCTTGGGAAATCTATGACGAGTTGGTGGATAACTATTTCAATATGAGATACGTCATCCAAAAGCAAGATTCATATATGATTACTGATCCAGTCCAGCGTGCTAAGCGTTGGATTGAAGAGCAAGAAGAACATCAAGTTAAGTTAGCAATGGCTAAGCAAGAAACAAAAGATGTTCAAGATAACACACCAATATCATCTAAAGATTATCAAGTGTTATCTAGGAAGATTGGTCAAAAGCTAGATCGATATCTTAGTCAGCATCAAATTTACAACAAAAACCAAGTTGCTTTGTTGAGATGGGATTTAAATAATGCAATTTTAAAAGCTGCAGGAGTTCCTGCAAGAACATTGATCAAACAAAAGCATTTTACAGCTATTGCAGAAGCATTAGTTAATTGGGAACCAAGTGAATCAACGTTAGAAAAGATGAAGGCTTATTAAGGTAAATAAGGTAGGTGAGTGATATGGAATTTTATAACATGTTGCGGAAGAAAGATTTTGTAAAAAAGTACAAATATTCACCCTCGGTTTATCAAACCAGAATGAAAGAGTTTAAAGCATCAAGATTTTCAGAAGGGTATGTCGAAGTAACAACGCATGAGATTTGGATAATTGAAGAATATTTTCAACAATTTCTGATATGGAAATCTAAACAAAGAAATTAGAGGTGACCTAATGGAACCAATACTAGCAGTGATTGTAGCATGTATAGCTTATGTAATAATTTTTGTTTTGGTTAGTTGGCTCAAGGATATTTTTACGAATTGGAGGAATTAAAGATGTGGTGTATATACGGAATATTCATCTGTATGGCTTATGCCTGCAGTGTGGATCTATATAGAATTTGGAAAAAGAGAAAGGATGATTAAGATGATTGAATTGACGAATGTAGCTTATTTTACTTTGATTGGGCTATCCGTACTTGCTGGATACGCATTACACGGAATTGTTATAGAAATTAAAAAAGGAGAATTCTTTGATTAAGGAGGATACAAGATGGAAGATTTAAATTTAAAAGTTGCTGACGGCGGACGCTTTAAATGTGATAGTTGCGATTACGTATTTGAAGTGTACGGAGCATACGCTGAAGATATCAAGCGTTGCCCTGTTTGTGGAAGTTATGATATTTGGATCATTGAAGAAATGATGATTTAAAGGAAGTGAGATTGTGGCAGAGCAAAAAAATTCAGTGGTTGCAGCCACTGAACAAAAAAATATTAACAACATTAATCTTAACACATTATTCAGTTTCACGAAATCACTAGATAGTGATGTTGAGAAATTTCTAGTAATAAGAGCTTTCTATCAACTTAATTATTTTGACCTTGAATCTAATGATAGAAAAGCATTGGAAGAACTATTAAAACCAATAGGAGGAACCAAGTAATGAACTTATTTGAATTGAATCAAACGTATAGAGACCTAGAAGAACGTGAAGACTTAGATTCAGAAGTGTTAGCTGACACTTTAGATTCAATAAATGATGCTAGAGAAATTAAATTAGATAATATTGCTTACTGGATTGAGAAAAACAAAATGCAACTCGATTGGTTGTCTGAAAAACTCAAAGATTTAAGAGCAAAGCAAACATCACTCAACAACTTAAATCAATCTTTACAAGACTACATGACACGAGCATTAGATGATGCTGGTATAAAAGAATTACAAACTGAAAACCACATTTTAAAACCTAGAAATTACAAGGCATCTGTAATTGTAGATAGCTTAGATGAGTTACCAGAAGAATTTAAGCAAACCAAAACAGAAGTTACTGCTGATAAGAAAGAACTATATAAGGTTTTAAAGAATGGACAAGAAGTCCCTGGTGTTCATCTTAAACCAAACAGAGGAACAGTGATTAAGTAATGTTCAAGTTGAGAGATTATCAATTGGAATCAATTAATAACATATACGATTCCGTCAAAAAAGGACATCACTCCATAATCGTTCAGTCACCACCTAGAACAGGTAAAACTGTGATTATGTCCGAGATTGCCAGACGTGCTACTAAAAAAGGTAATCGAGTGATGTTCGTGGTTCACAGAAAAGAGATTGTAGACCAGGTTATCAAAACTTTCAAGGCTAATGAAGTTGATATGGCTTTAACCCAAATAGGTATGGTTCAAACGTTTACTAGACGTGTAGATAAGCTTTCAGAGCCTACTATCATTTTCGTAGACGAGGCTCATCACGTTCTAGCTAGAAGTTATCGTAGAATACTTGAAACGTTCCCAGACGCTTTAAAGTTACTTTTTACAGCTACACCAGTAAGACTAAATGGAGAAGGGTTTGAAGATGTAGCAGATGACTTAATCATTGGTAAACCTATCTCATGGTTAATTGATAACAAGTTTCTAGCTCCAGTGGACTACTATGCACCAGTTGCTTTAGATACTTCAAAACTAAAAACTAAGCGTACTGGTGATTATGATGAACAATCAATTAAAGATGCCTTTAAGCCTAAGATTTACGGTAGAACAGTTGATCAGTATCTTAAGTTGGCCAAAGGTAAGCAGGCAATAGCTTACACTTATAATGTTGAATCAGCTGAGAGATTAGCTAAACAATTTAGTCAGAAAGGAATCTTGGCCAAAGCAGTGTCTGGTACTACTCCAAAAACAGAACGAGACCAGATTATCAAAGACTATCGAGCCGGGAAGGTAAGGATAGTTACGAATGCTGAATTATTTACTGAAGGATTAGATTTACCAAATGTTGACTGTGTAATCATGCTGAGACCTACCAAATCATTATCCTTGTATCTACAATTTGCAATGCGGTCAATGAATCCAAGAGCAGGCAAAACTGCAATTATCATTGACCAAGTTGGAAATGTTCAAAGATTTGGTTTACCTACTCAAGATAGATACTGGAGCTTAGAAGGAACTAAAAAGCAAAAAGAAAGTAATAGGCTTAAAATTCAACCAGTATCAACGTGTCCTAGTTGTTTTGCTGCATTCTACAGGAACGGTAATACATGTCCGTTTTGTGGGGCTGACTTAGTTGAAGAAAGAGAAATTGAAGTAGTTGATAAAGCAGAATTGAAAAAGGTTGTAGCACGTAGGAAAGAAATATTTAAAAAGATCATAACTGATAAAGTCGCTAATAACGTAGTAGACAAGCGACCTTCAGATTTAAAGAATTACGCTGAAGTTAAGGCTTATGCAGAGTTGAAAGGCTACAAGCCAGGGTGGGCTTACTTTTACGCTAAGCAACGTGGCTTTATCAGATGAAAGGAATGATTAAAGTGTCGATTTTACCACCACTTAATAGACAGAAAAAGGTTAGAAGAATTCCTAGAAACTTCTTCATTTTCGGAGATACCATGTCAGGTAAATCTTACTTGGCTGAGAGATTTCCAGTACCACTATTTTTAAACACTGACGGTAATTCGGAAATGATTCCAGCTCAAGATATTCAATTATCAAACGTTAGAGATGCTCAAGGGAAACTAAAACGTTCAGTAATTGACCAGTTAGATGAGATTATCTTAGAACTTAAAACTAGAAATCCTGGTTATAAAACAATTGTAATTGATGTTATTGATGATTTAACAGTCATGATTGAACAAGCTATTTGTTACGAGAATGACGTTCAAAGTTTAGCTGACATTCCATATGGTAAAGGTTACTCAGCGTTTAACAGTGTACTACAAAGCTTTGTAGTAGAACTAAAATCACTACCTATGAATGTTGTTTATATCTCAAGAGTTGCAAAAGAAGGAGACAGTGATGTTGAAGTACCTAGTCTGAAAACTAAGTACTACAACATTGTTAATGGTAACTGTGATTTAGTTATCCAAACTAAACGCAGAGGAAAGAACTACATCAGAAGAGTTACTGATAGACGTACACATTATGTCCGTGAAGAAATTGATGACAAGGATATCTTAAGGATCTTAGATAACGTTGTAGGAGTATTTGACAAACCAGTTAAAACTCCAATTAAAGAACAAAAGAAAATTGTAGACAAAATCGAAACAGAAAAAGAAGTAAAGGAAGGTAAAGAATAATGGGATTAAGAGACGCAGCAGCAAAGGCTTTAGAAGGATTTGACACAAAGAAAGGTAATGTAAATGGTTTTGAAGGACTACCTTCAGGAGATTATGTCGTAATGATTGATAATATCAAGAACCAAGATACTCCATGGGGTTCTGAACAATTGTCAATCAGAGTTCAAGTTTTAGATGGTGAACATGCTGGCCAAAAAGAATTTGTTAATTTGAGTTTAGACGAAACTACTGCTAAAGGTAATCCTAATCCAATGCTTGGAAGAAACATTAAGTTGATTGCTAAATTAGCATCTAATTCAGGAATTGAACTTCAAGATGAAGATTGGGAAGATATTGAAACTTTAGCTAATGCATTGGCTTTAGCTGAAGGTAGAACTGTTTTAATGCATTTAACAGTTAGCGAAAACAAGAAGAACCCACAATATCCATATCGTAATTATGATTTTGAAGAAGCAGAAGAACCAGATGAAATTGTTATTGATGATGACGACGTTCCATTCTAAATGCTAATTAGAGCAGTAACTCTAGACTACCAAACGGGTGAGATGCCCGTTAGAAAGGATTTGCTATGAAGAATTTAGTAAATGTAGCACTGGCATATCAAGCTAAAGGAATGAGTGTGCTACCACTTTTAAATAAAAAGCCATTGATTAAATTTGCTGATAGACCAGCTTTAACAGCAGATGAAATCAAGAAATTGTGGAGAAAATATCCAACTGCAAGTATAGCTTTAAAAACTGATAAATTCTTTGTAGTGGATATTGATAGACACGAGAATGGAGCAGATGGTTTTAATTCGTTTGACCAACTACCTAAAGATTGGTTTCCAGAAACACTATCTCAAACCACTAAACATGGTGGTAAGCAGTTATTTTATCTTAAAAGAGACGAGATGACACTACATCAAATGATAGGTTGGCAACCTGGAATTGATATTAAAGCACATCCTAATAATTATGTAGTAGTTGCACCTAGTGAAGGCTATTCTTGGGAGAATAAAAATCCAATTGTCAAAGCTCCACTAGATTTGATTAGAACTATCAATCAATCTAGGGCTACTAAGGGTCATCCTAATAGAGTTAGTGAAGATTTAAATTTAACTAGAGAACGTAATTCAACTACAGATGTATTAGAAACAATAGCAAGTGGTCTAGGTGATCAGGGTCAAAGAAATAAAGCTTTGGCTGCTTTATGTGGAGCATTATTTTTTAGATCAGTTAAACCACGATTAGCTTACAAGTTAGTGAATATAGCAAATGAAAATTCAAATGATCCTTTACCACAAAAGGAGCTAGATAGGACGTTTGAATCAATCTTAAATAGAGAAATTAAGAATGGAGGCGGATAAATATGAGTGTTGATGATGCAATCAAAAAAGCAGAGAACCAAGAGTCAACAAACGTTGTAAAAATGCCAATTCCATTCACAATGACGCAAAGTGGAACTATTAAAGCTAACTCTTTGCGTAATATAGGATTGATTTTAGAACAAGATGAGATTCTTAAAGGAACATTTGCATATAACGAATTTTCGTTTGCTGATGAAGTTATAAAAAGTATTCCACAACTACACATAAAATGTGGATATGTTGAGGATAACTATATCTCAAGTATTCTTAGATATATTGAAGATAAGTATGGAGTTTTGTTTACTGAAAGACTACTGCAGATGGCAGTTAGTAACGACGCTCAAAGTAACTCATACAATCCTGTCAAAAAGTACTTAGAAGAAGCTGAAAAAGAATGGGACGGAGAACAACGTGTAGCGTTATTGTTACCAGAATTTTTAGGGGTTGAAATCAGTGAAGTAACAACACTGCAGACTAAAATATTTTTCGTTGGAGCAGTAGCCAAAGTTTTTAATCCTAACTCTAAGTTTGATTATGTGTTGGATCTAGTTGGTGGTCAAGGAGTAGGTAAAACCACTTTTCTAAAAAAGATTTCAAATGGTTGGTATACAGACCAGTTCACAGACTTTAAGGACAAAGATAGTTATATGAACATGCAAAGAGCCTTAATTGTCAATGATGATGAAATGACAGCTACTAACAATTCAGATTTTGAAACTTTAAAGAAATTCATTTCATCTGAGGAATTGGAATACAGACCGCCTTATGGTAGAAGTGCAGTTAGACGTCCTAAGAATTTTGTCATTGCGAGAACAACAAATGAATCAACGTATTTAAAGGACAAAACTGGGGAGCGTAGATTCATGCCAAACATGGCCAACAAACGCAGACAGATTAAAAGTCCTATTACAGATTTAACACCAGAGATCATCAAGCAATTCTGGGGTGAATGTGTCCACTACTACAAGGAAGATTTTAATTTTATGTTATCAGACGAAGAAAATGAACTGCTTGAAGAAAATAGAAAGTCGTTCATGTACATTGATGAAGCTGAAACTCAAATAGAAGAAGTACTAGCAGGGTGGCCAGGAACTTTTATAACTTCATCTCAAATAGCTAAAGAGCTTGGAGAAGAGAATTTGATCAAGAATCGAAAGTTGGCTAAAAAGATTAAATACATTATGGATAATCATAGAGAATGGGAGCCAGCTCATAAGAAAATAAATGGAATATCTAAGAGAGGATACAAAAAGGTTTAGACTAGTTGTCACTAGGTTTACACTAAAAATCTACTTAGTGTAAACCTTAAAACGTTGATATATAGGGCTTTATGTATATAAGTTTACACTACTACACTAATTTATATATAAAGTATATATATTCTATATAAAAAGAAGAGACAGAGAGAAAAAATAACGGTGGAATTGTAAAAAGTTTAAATTTAGTGTAAACCTGTAAACTTGCTTATAAACGTTGATATATCAATGTTTGTAATGTAAACCTATGTGTAAACTTAGTGTAAACCTTGAGAAAGGATTTTACATTGACTTTAGAACAAAAAATTCAAAACGATATTATGGTTGCAGTTACTAGGCATGGATGCACAGTGTTTAGAAGTAACGCTGGAGCTGTACAAACAAAATTTGGAACAGTAATTAAATTGGCACCTAAAGGCTGGCCAGATATCACAGGATTCAGACATAGTGACGGGAAGATGATTTTGATTGAGGTGAAGAATGAAACAGGAAAACTTAGAGAAGATCAGATTAAGTTCCAGAAATTTATTGAAGATAAACCTGTTTTATATGGAGTGTGCAGAAGTGTTGAAGATGCAATTGAATTGATTGAGAGCAATTAGGTTTCGCAGTGTAAGAATGGTCTGAAGTGAGGTATATGGGATGAATGAAAATATTAAGAATATGGTAGCAGAATTGAAACGTGAATTTCCAGACAACTGGGGAGATGGCGATAATGGGTTGAATTTGATTATTAAAGATCAAGAAGAGTTTATATTTTCTGAAGAATCAGCTTTTTCAGAAAGAATTTTATACTATATCGAAATTCAATACAAAGGTGATGGAACACGGATTGATATTTCGGACTATTCAGACTATAGCACATTTGATATTCGTGAAATTTTGTGGATTGATGCCGAGAATTTAGAAGTGATTGGTAAAGTTATCAGTATTGTGGCTAAGCATTTGAAGAATATAGATTTTTATAAACATTATCGTGTAGGTTAAAGATAGTCTGAAATGAGGTATATGGGATGAATGAAAATATTATAAATATGTATACAGAATTAAACAGAAAATACCCAGATATTTACGGTCGAGATCTGAGAATTGATGCTATTGATCGTAAAGACCGTTATGATGACGATAAATTGTTTGATGAAACAATTTTAGATGTAGTGAGAATTTACTACAAACAACAAACTATATCTATTGAAAGATACTATGAAAATAACTGGGAAATTGAAGATGAAGATTATATTAAATTTGAAGATTTTAGAGAAATCGGAAAGATTTTAAGCATTGTTATGAAGCATATAAGCAGAATCGAGTTAGATTGATTTGCAACGATTTTAAGAATCGAATCAGGCTTAGTATCTGTCGCAGGATGCTAAGTCATAGGTGGTAAAGATGCAAGGGAGCTACAAATAAAAATTTTAGAAAAGGTAGGTGAATTCACTCCCTTTAAATACACATTGTTTCATACGTAGCAACTTAGCGGATTTACTACCGAAACCAGACTTTCTTTTAAATACACCGTTACAGTTACAAATAAATTTGAAGGGAGTAAAATCCTCCGTGCATTATATTCTTCGTGTGTGACTGTAACACTACCCTAGATTCACACGATTTGAGATGATCACTTATTTTTGAGAGTAAGCTAGGGTGTATGTTACAAGGAAAAATAAAATTTGAAAGGACGTGAAATGACTTCATTCGCATATAATATATTTTCACTTTCTACACCTTGTAACACTGCCTTGCATCCACATGATTTGAGATGGTCTTACGTTTTGAGGACGTAGCAAGGCTTTAGCTAGCTATAAATACGAGAAAGGATTGATTAGATGAAATTATATTTAGTTGAATATTTTATTAACAATAAACTGCATAACATGATTGTACGAGCAAAGAATCACATAGAAGCAGAAACACAGGTTAAGGTGTCTGTTATAGCAAACATTCATGATGATAATTTTTAGGAGAACACTATGGGAAAAGTATATTTTAACGTTAAGGATATTTTTGGAAATAATCATAAAGAAGTAGAGATTATTAAAGTTTATGAGAATACAGCGTCAATTCGAGATGTGAGTACAGGTTTAACTTGGATAGTTAGAAAACGTGAATTAGGACTAGAGGAAACAAACCCAAATAATAAGTATCCAGGTCATTTTGATTATCGAAAAACCAAACGTCAATGGAAAGGTAAAGAACAGAAATTGGTTAATATGGTTAGAAGCTATAACTAATAAAAAGCACGCTCCCTTGGAAACGTGCCACTTAAATCAACTAAAATAATTATACCACAGGGAGAGTGTAGAAATGGACTATATGGAACTTTTTGAGCCAATCGACGAAGTCCAAACGGCTAGAAATGTTAGGAATTTTTTTAACAAAGATTTAGATAAATTATTACGAATGGCAAACGAAGTACCGTCATTTTTACGTTCGCCAGTGATTGATGATATGCCTAAATCTCCTAGTTTTAAAAATGGTAGTGAAGAAATTTTAGTAAATCATTTTGAATCTAAATCATATATAGCAAAGAGCATTCTAATTGGAGTTAGTAAAGCTTTAAACAACTGTCGCTTAATTCATAAACAAATACTAATTGCTAAATATCTAGATGATATGTATGATTGGCAGATAATGCAAAAATTGAATTACGAAAAAACTCGATATGCAGAATTAAAAATTAATGCATTAAATGAATTTGCAGACAGATTAGAGGTACAACCATATTGTCCTGATTTGCATGTATATGTCAAGAAAAGCGGAAATTAAACGGAAAGTTAGCGGAATTGCAACGGTGCTTTAGTGAATTACTATGGTATTGTAGCAAAGGTAAGTTAGGTTAGTCGCTTTATAGACCACGAGAGTTAAAACTTACAATGCATACTTTAGTTGTTAAATTAAATTTCACTTCAAGAAGTCTAGTCTTTATGGCTAGGCTTTTGTATTATATTTAGTTGGGGTGATTATATATGGTAGTTTTAGAAGCTGTTAAAAACATTACAGTAACATATGATCTTGGTAATTTAGCGGACTGGGTAAGTGCAATTGGTACTGTAGCGGCAGTTGTAGTCGCTTTGTTCTTTAATTATTATGGAATCTTGAAACAAGATGCTGATAGTCTTGGTAAAGAACTTAAAGAATTTACTAACAAACTCAATCAAAAACATGAAAAAAGAATGACTTTATTTGAAAATTTGATAGAATGTCTAGAATTTATTAGCAATGATAAAAACGATTTGGTTTCTAAAAAAGACTATTTAAAAGCAATAGTCCCAACACTTAAAGGAATTCGAAAAGATTTATTAAATGATCCATTAGCTCAATACAAGACTAATAAAATTATCGAAAAAATAAATAATAATGATATTTTTGATGAAAAAACTATTTTAGAATTAGATGAAGAAATGTTTTTAATAATAAAAACATATAGCAAATTAGTGGAGGTAGAACAAAGTAAAATTAAGAAAGAAGTGAAGGAATTTAACGCAAAATATAATAGTTGGGTAAAAAGATCCAGAATATCAAAGAATCATTAGATATAATAGTTAATTAGGAGGTGAGTAGTATTACTCAAAAATTAACGCAAAAACAACAGAGATTTGTGGATGAGTACATTATTTCAGGTAATGCTACTCAATCCTATTTAAAAGCAGGTTATAAAGTTTCTGAAAGTGTTGCTGCTACTAACGCTAGTAAAATGCTAAGAAATGCTAAGGTTAAAGATGAATTAGAACGACGAATGAATGAAATACGTGCTAGCAAAGTAATGACAATGCAGCAAGTTATGGAACGTCTTACTAAGATGGCATATGGTGAGATTAAAGAAGAACAAGTAACAAATAAAGGTGAAGTTGTTTTAACGAAAACTAAGAATAGTGACCAAATTAGAGCAATGGAATTGATTGGTAAACGTTATGGTGCTTGGACTGATAAAAAAGAAGTCACAGGCGGTTTAGAAATCAATGTTGGGGTAGGTGATTGGGATGCAGATGATTAAGCTTAATTTTCCTAAACCTAGCAAAGTTTTCAATAAACAAATCTATGATAGCTTAGAAGATTACTCTAAGTTCATAGAAGTTTGGTACGGTGGAGCTAGTTCTGGTAAGTCTTACGGTGTTGTTCAGAAGGTAGTTCTAAAAGCCTTACATCCATGGAAACATCCACGTAAGATTTTATTTTTACGTAAAGTTGATAGGACTGTTGCTGATTCGATTTTCAGTGACGTTAAAAACTGCTTGGAGCGTTGGCGACTGTTAGATTTATGTAAGATTAATCAATCTAATCACACAATCACACTGCCAAATGGAGCTCAGTTTCTTTTCAAAGGTATGCAGGACCCGGAACGTATTAAATCCATCACAGGCTTGTCTGATGTGGTCATGGAAGAAGCTAGTGAGTTTACATTAGATGATTTCACTCAGCTTACTTTACGTTTACGTGATAAGAGACATAGATACAGACAAATCTATTGTATGTTTAATCCTGTGTCCAAGCTTAATTGGACTTATCAGAAGTGGTTTGACCCTACTAGGACTGCTAGCAGTGATGATGAGCGAACAGCAATTCATCAATCGACTTATAAGGACAATCGTTTTTTAGACAAACACAACATCCAAACAATCGAAAACTTAAAAAACACAAATCCAGCTTATTACAAGATTTACACTCTAGGAGAGTTTGCAACTTTGGATAAGTTGGTTTTTCCTGTTTACGATAAGCGTCGATTGCATGTTGAAGACTTGAAACGATTGCCTAGTTATTTTGGTTTAGACTTTGGTTTTGTTAATGATCCGTCAGCTTTCATTCACGTAAAAGTAGATCAGAAAGCAAAGACAATCTATTGTTTGGAAGAATACACCAAGAAAGGTCTGCTGAATGACGAGATAGCCAAAGTCATTAAACAGCTAGGGTATTCTAAAGAAGTCATTATTGCTGATGCAGCTGAACAAAAATCAATAGCAGAATTAAAGCGCAATGGCATTTTAAGAATTAGACCTGCTAAAAAAGGTCCTGATTCTGTTATTCAAGGAATTTCATTCATGCAGCAGTATCACATTGTAGTTGATGACAGGTGTGTAAAATTGATTGAAGAATTAGATAATTACACTTATCAAAAAGACAGAAAAACTAATGAATACATCAATAAACCAGTGGATAGTTACAATCACGTTATTGATGCAATTAGGTATGCTTTAGAACCTATTAATGGTCAGGGTACACCTAAAGCTAGAATTATGAAGAATACATTATTTTAGGAGGTGGTTATTATCATAAATAAAATAACAATAGGACGTGGCCAAGTAGTTAAGGGAGACGTTTTTATTTTTCCAAAAGGCGAAACATTAAATGTTGATGACCTGTATGGCTTTATTCAATATCAAGACGAATTGTATCGTAGAAAGTATGAACCTAATTACGATATGTATGTAAGCAATCATCCAATTTTAAGAGCACCATTAAAAGCGTGGTCTGAAAATAATAAATTAGTTGTTCCAATGCCGCGCTTATTAGTAGATGAGTATGCTGGATATTTTGGTGGTAATGCTCCAACAGTGCAGTTAGAAGATGAAACTGATAATGACAGTTTACAAGCTTGGTTGAATGATTCTGAATTTGCAGATGAGCATTCAGAAATAGTAAAAGCTGTTGGAATTTATGGAAGATCCTATTTGTTGGCTTATCAAGGTGAAGATTCGAAACCTAAAATAGCACACGTTGAACCAGATGAAGGGTTTATGATTTATGACGATACAATTAAAGGTGAACCGCTAGCTTTTGTACGTTATAGTAGAGATTATTTGAATCATGTCACAGGTACAATATATTATGCTGGCTTTAGTGTTGATTTCAAAGACGATAAGCTAGAAGAACCAGTTAATTATGTCTGGCATGAAGTACCAGCAGTTGAGTTTTACAGTAATGAAGAACGTCAAGGAATTTTTGATGGTGTTAAAACTTTGATTGAAGCACTAGATAAAGCCTTGAGTAAAAAAGCTGATCAGGTTGATTATTTTGACAATGCTTATCTACTAGCTTTAGGGTTAAACCTTGAAGATGAGAATGGAAGAATACACATTGATCGTGAGCAAAGGTTTATCTACAGTCCAGACGCTGATGCTACTAATGCAAAAGTAGAATTCATTGGAAAGCCAGACGCTGATGGGATGCAAGAAAATTTAATTAACCGCCTAATTGATTTGATTTACTACACTAGCATGATTCCTAACTTGCAAGATAGTGCATTTAGTGGGAATTCAAGTGGTGTGGCTTTACAATTTAAACTGTTGCCAATGCAGAACATGGCAGCATTTCAAGAACGTAAATTTATTAAGAGCCTTAGACGTATGTTTAAGGTTCTTTTTGAGTCTGCAGACGGTGGTCAAATTGTTAAATCTATTAATAAGGAGAGTTGGTTAGACTTAAGATTTACTTATACTAGAAACATGCCTCAAAACATGGCTGACGCAGTAAGTACTGCTGTTCAGGCATCAAGCTTACTAAGTCAGCAAACAGCACTTGCAATGATTCCAGGGATAGATGATCCACAAGCTGAAATCAAACGTAAACAAGAGGAACAAAATGAAACTGTTAAGAATGCATTTAACAGTATTCCTAATACACCGGATTATTTGGTAGGTGACAGTCATGACGATACCGAAGAATCAGAAGAACAGTAAGTATTGGGATTTACGTTCGAAAGCAGAAAGAAATTGGATAACTCAAAATATCCAAAATGATGAGGAATTTAACGTTAGACTTAAAGGCTATTACGACAGAGCAATCTTAAATATAAATCGTACTATTGAATCTGAATTATCTAGGTTAGCTATAAAAGAGAACATAGATATTAATGAACTTAAACAGAGAGTAAAAGACTTTGACGTTCAGGAATATAGTATTGAGGCTAAACGAATTGTTGAAGAAGCTGACAAGTTAAGAAAACAAGGGCGTAATGTAACTTATGAAGATTTTAGTAAAGAGATTAACGAAAGATTACGATTGTACAATGCTACAATGCGGATTAATCGGCAAGAATTACTGAAATCTTTAATAGGTTTAAACTTAATTGAGCTTGGTGCAAATATTGATGCAAACCTGAGACAGAAACTAACTAAGGATTATACTGATGAAATTACTCGACAAGCGGGTATCTTAGGTGAGTTCAAACATCCAATCTGGACAGGAAAAGAAGTTGCCAAAATAGTCATGGCTCAAACGGGTAGTGCTAATTTCAGTAAGCGTATTTGGGCTAATCAGGACGCACTAAAAGCTCGTTTAGATGCATCACTTAGTGTGGCGCTTATTCAAGGCCAAAATCCTAGAAAAATGGCTCAACAATTGCGAGATTTAGTCTCTAAAGAAGTTACTAATGCTAGGTATGCAACAGAACGAATTGCTAGGACCGAAAGTGCTAGGGTTCAAACTCAAGCGCAACTTAAGTCTTTTAGAGACAACGGTTATAAGTTTTGTAAATGGCACGCAGAGCCTAGCGCTTGTAAGATTTGCAAAGAAATTGCTGAGAATGATAGTGGTTACGGTGTAGGTGTTTATCGTGTAGATGAAGTTCCTAGTTTGCCAGCACATCCTAATTGCAGGTGTGGCCTAGGTGCTTACTGGGTGGATAAAAAGAATAATCTTTATGAAACACCAAACTACAATGAAAAATCAGAAGAATCAGGAAGATTCAAAAAGGTACAAGAGAATAATACAGCTAAACTTAATAGATTATTTAATAGTTTAAATATCAAGACGGCTAAGGTAGATGATATAATAGAACTAGGAAATGCATTCAACAAGGAGTACAATATTCGAGATAATCTTGGAGATAAGAGTTATATTTCAAATGCACTCTCTAAATACCGTGATGTTGGGGAAGATATACCAGAAAAAAGTTGGGCTAAAGGTTCAAATAGGCAAATAAAGAATGATTTAAAACAAGCATTTAGCCATTATCCTAAAGAATGGTCTGAATATCTTGATGATGAGTATATGCTTGCTGGTAAGACTGAAGATCGTGGCTTTTATGTAAGATGGTATGCTACTCAAAAGGGTGATACCAAAACACCAACGTGGCTTGTTAGAGGTAACAGATTACGTGAAGGCGTAACTATGGATCAATATAATAAATTTGGAGAAGATTTATATAATGGTAAATATAATTCAATCTATTCAACTGGAAAACGAAGAACTACAGCATGGCACGAAATAGGTCATTTTGTAGAGGAACATAATAAAGATACACTTAGAATTTCAAAAGAATTTGTAGCGAACAGAACCAAAGGTGAACAGCCGGAAATGTTAAGAGATATACTAAAAGCTCCAAATTATGATGAAAGCGAAGTTACATTGAAAGATAATTTTATTTCACCTTACATTGGTAAAGTATATGATGATGCAACAGAAGTTCTCTCAATGGGACTAGAATCAATTTTTGAACCTGTTAAGATGGGACAATTAAAGTATGTCGATAATAATGGTCAAGCACATAGAGCCAGGATAGAAGATGACGAAGAGTACTTGAATTTGATTTTAGGAATATTATTAAAAGGGTGATTACCATGATATATGAAGATGTAGAACTAATGAAACTTACTAAAGAACTTACCGTTGTGCACAAAGAATACGAAAATAAATTTGGAAAGGGCAGTCTAAATCGTCGAATATGGCATAATGATCCGGTCCATCCAAATGTTGAAGATATTAAAAAAGATATAGAAGAGATTAATAACGCTATTAAAACGGATAAAAAATTACCAACATTATCACCAGAAAATTGGAAAAGAATTATATTTTAAAGCATTCACAATAAAAATTGTGAGTGCTTTTTTTATACATAAAATTAGGAGGTATGGATTGTGTTTGAACTTGTCTATTGGTGTGGAGTTAATAACGAACAAGGTGAATTTATTACAGAAATAGTTGAGATTGACAAAAGACGTTATCTAACTTTTGGTATTGATAAATTTTTAAAATTTACCAATGAATCCGGTCAAGTAAATTTAATACCTATTGACAATATTAACAGATTGAAAGAATTAGATTAGTATTTTGCCTTTTTCCTGCTTGCAGGCGTTAAAGAACAACTGAGTAGCCTCCCAAGGCTTTAACTGCGAGAAGAAAGGAGTTTTCGTAATGGATAACGAAAATCAAGATGTAGAAGTTGAAAAGACTAATGAAGAAGTAGAAAACCAAGACAATACCGGCAAAGTCGAGGAAGATAAAGCTGCTAAAACAGTCGAAAAACTTCAAAAACGTTTAGGAAAATTAACAGGTGATAAGCACGACTTAGAAGAGGAACTAGCTAATACCAAAGCTGAGCTTGAAGAGTATAAATCAGGCAAAAAGACGGTTAAAAAGTTATCTGAAGAAGATAAGGCTAAAAAAGAACAAGATGCTAAGGATAAAGAACTTGCAAGCTTACGTGCTGAATTAGCTCGTACTAAAGCTTTAAGTGAAACAAGTGACGTTCTAAAAGAACAAGGCTTAGATGTTTCTACTGATGTTTTAAACATGGTAGTAAGTTCTGATAATGAGAAGACCTACGCTAATGTTAATGCTTTAGTCTCATTCGGAGAACAAATTGCTAACCAAGTTCGTTCTGAATTATTAACCGGTAAGACACCTAAACGACAAACTAAACAGAGTGCAAAAGATGATTTTGCTAATGCACTAGGACTTAAACAATAGGAGGATAATAACTTATGGCTACATTTAACTATGTGACAAAAGATAATATGGGTACAACTCTTGACCATAAAATCAACCAAGGGTTAGTTACTACTGTTTTA